ATCAAGCTATCCAATCTCTAGATGCATATAACGCAGGAATGTCTGGATTGTATGGTCCAATCAATGGAGATGGTAGTAGTTGCATTACTATGGGTCAACCAGAAGTCTTTAGTATTAAGAGATGGTTTGATATGCCCTGTGCATATCTTGATAAGGTAAGGCAAGAGGGATTACCAAACATTAAAGACCAAGATAAACGTGATAAGAGAGATGTTGGTATTGGATACTTACCCTACAAATATTGTGGGTCTGAAGAAAGAGAGGCAACCTTCGACGTAAGTCTTTCATTCGAGGGAAGGACTACAGGATCTGATGGTGAAGCATTTATGAATTTCTTGTCAAAACTACCAAAACCTCAACTAGCAAGAAAGCGTGAAGTATCTGGTGGAAACCGCACTTGGAATTGTAGTGATGGTGAAGTAGAAGGTCGTTGTTATAGAGACCCAAATAATGAGGACGATATTATCTTTGTTGCAGTTGGGTTGGATGAAAATACATATGAATATACTGGCAATGCAGACGTTGCATCTCGAAGTGGGTCGGGATTAAGTGAAGGTGAGAAGTTTGAAATCTGGTTGGGTGATAATTTGACATCCCACGAACCTGGGACAAATCATGGTGGTTGGACTTACCTCGAACCTGGCACGACTATTCCTGGACAAGGTGAGCCTGGAGATGAAGATTATGTCCCCCCAACAACCACTCCAGATACAACTGGAGCAGGAGGAACTTTTGCGTGGACAAGATTTTCTGTTGACTGCGATACCCCATATCCAGCGCATGAATGTTGGGACACATATGTTGGCAGTGTGTTAGATGTATATTGCGGATATCAAAGTGATGGGACACCAATCCCAGGACAGCGTTGGTGGGAGATTACATATAACGGAGTGACTAATCCATTCTGTGTAGACCAATGCCCCCCATCTCCATCATATGGTCAGTATTACACATGGGTTGGAACTTCACAGACTCGTCCACCAATGGTGGGATTGAGTCTTGTTATGGATTGCTCTATTGCCATTGACCCTGACAGAATTGAAAGAGATGATGACGTGGGTGGAAAGATTGCTCCGATGGGTCCATATTCTGGCACCATGAAAGTCCGAAACTATTTGTCTGGTGGAATTATTGCTCTTGGTAATGCAACTAGAAACTTCGGAAACCCATTCTTCACAGAATGTGAGAATACTGAGCCCAACAAGAGTCCATATTCAGTCGGCGGCACAATCAATGAAAACATCAACCCCTAGGGAATTATGGCATTTGGATTTCTAAAACCTGTTGCATCCTTAAATGGATTACCCTGCTCGGGACATGGACTGTGCATTCCGTCTACAATTCACTCTGTGCAAGCGTGTGGGAGTACACCAGTCCCATATCCCATCCTAATTAAGAATTTTACATGCTGGTGGCCACCACTTTCACTAATTCCAACGGAAGCAGTTAACCCAACACGCGCAACTGTGTTAGTTAACCGCATTCCTGTGATGCTTTTTGGTGATACTTTTATCCAACATATCTCACCTTGCACAAATATCGTCGTTTATATTTGCCCCTGCGGAAAAAGTATGTGTGCAGTACCCAAACCAATTCCTTGTGGTAAGTTAACAATCGAAGATATGGGAGGAACTGGACATGCTCGCGTGCTTTATGCAACGTCGTTGACTGTTTTTGCACTTAAGAGACCCATTGGACGCATTTTAGACCCGCTTGGAATTGGATTTCCTGGATTTTCGTTACCATGTTCGTCGGTGGTTGCACATGGACACCCAACTGTGCTATCATCTTAGGGTCCTTACAGGTAAAAAATGGCAGCACGAGCAAAAGTTGGTCTAAGTGGCGGTCCTACTATCGAGTCGGCACCGAAAAAAACCCGTCAAGGGATGTCTAAAAACACTAAATATAGTGCATCGTCAAGGAATGGTAGTAAAAAGCGGTATCGTGGGCAGGGTCGATGAGACCTGAGACCCGTAAATCGATGGAAATGCTGTTTTCAGCAAAGTGGAATCTTCCAAAAGCTGCAGCATACTGCAATTTGTCTCATAAGGAGATGAAAATTACCTTCAACGAGTATTGTAACTTTCATCAACCATCATACAATGAGCAAGAATCTACTCTTCATCTCTCAAGATCGCGAAATGGCGTTGATTCAAGAGATGATTTACAAAATGAGGATGGAGAATCCTAACATCCACCCAAGTAAAACTTGCTTTCTTTGTGTCTCCCCCGATTATTCAAGCATTGTTGCACAACATTTGTGCCATGCCTTGAGTATTGAAGGGGAGATTTTTCATATTGAGGCGGTAAATGTCCCATTTCCCGATGAAGATGTGGGTATTTATGCTTATGACTTTGAAAGAAAGTATAGAGAATGGGTTAATCAGTGGGAAAATTTCGTATTAATTGAAGCTGGAGTCATCCGAGGGGGCAATTACACTTGGATTACCAGGGTAATGTCCGAGTTTGGAGAGAAAAATTGGTATAGCGTAGCACTTTGTGAGAATATTGGCAGCAAATTTAAGTCTGACTTTGTTTCTCTTTACTATGATGATGCAAAAGAAGACTTACATTTCTGGTGGGAGCGACCAAACAACCATTGGATATACCATAAATAACCTTGGAAGTTGATAGTGAGGTGTGAAATGGCGAATAATCCTGTACCTGACCAAGGTAAAGAGTTTATTGAATCTGGAATGACGCTTATCACTGACCCCAAGAGTGATAAACACCTCAAGAAGCACTCAACCAACACTGATAAAAAGGCTAAGTCTAAGTAATGCCAGCATATAGGTTTAGATCTGAAAAATATATTAGTAGAGGTTTTAAGGATTTCTCGATTTCCTTCTCAAATAACCCAACTACTAAGGATTTTGGCATGGTTAAAAATGAAAACGCTATCAAGCAGTCAGTTCGTAACCTTATTTCCACTATTTTTGGCGAAAGACCGTTTCAACCCGACATTGGGTCTCGCGTCAAGGGTCTCCTCTTTGAAAATTTTGACCCATTTAGTGTTGATGCTATCAGATCTGAGATTGTTAACGTTTTAGAGCGTCTAGAACCTCGTATTGAAGTTGAAGGTGTTGATGTTATTGATGAAAGTGAGCTAAATTCACTAGAAGTTTCTCTCACATACAAGATTGTTGGAGAAGAACAAGTCCAAACTGTAGAATTCCTCTTAGAGAAGACCTAAAATGGCTGCCATCCCATCACAATTAACGTCTTTAGACTTCTTTGAGATTAAAGAGTCTATCAAATCGTATCTTCGGACTAGAAATGAGTTTTCCGACTACGATTTTGAGGGTAGTGCAGCTTCATATCTCATTGATATTCTTGCATATAACACATATTACACTGCATTCAATGCCAATATGGCATTAAATGAGGCATTTTTGGAAACTGCGACTGTTAGAGACAATATTGTTAAGATTGCTAAGCAGTTAAATTACACACCCGCTTCAATTAAAGCAGCAAAAGCGTGTTTAGACGTTACTGTGCAGACTTTGATTGGTCTGAATGGCACTACTTACCCTTCTTCAGTCACAATGAAGAAGGGTGATGTGTTTGTAGCAAGCAATGCATCAGATTCTTTTACTTTTGTCCTTCTTAGAGACCTTGAAAAAAACGTTGACCCTGGGACAGGTATTGCAAAATTTGAAAATCTTCTAATTTATCAAGGCAACTTGCTGAATTACAACTATACGGTTGACTATACTAAAAAACAAGATTATATCATTCCTTCAGAAGATGTTGATGTTGGTCTTTTGACTGTTACCATTTCCCCTAGTGAAGGTGCTGAGGAGAAGGACGCATACAATCAAGCAAGTAACGTTACTGGTCTTAATTCAACTTCTCGTATTTAATACCTTGAGGAGAGTGATGACCTTAGATATCGTCTTATCTTTGGTGACGGTGTTATTGGAAGAAAATTGATTGATGGTGAATATATCAATATTGAATATGTGAGAACAGACGGCACCGAAGCGAATGGTGCTGATGACTTCCAATTCATTGGACGTATTGTTGATAGTGACGGTCGTTTTATTGCGCCTGATAATATTGGCATTACTACTAAAGAAAAGGCAGGACAGGGTGAAGAAGCAGAAACACCTATTTCTATTAAGTATAATGCACCTCGCTCATTTGCAACACAAAATAGAGCTGTTACCGAATCCGACTATGAAAATATAGTTCAAGAGATTTATCCTCAAGCAGCATCTGTTACTGCATTTGGTGGTGAAAAATTAAAACCCCCCGTTTATGGAAAGGTCTTCATCGCTGTCCGCCCAAAAACAGGAAATACACTAAACGACTCAACCAAAAAGACGATTGAGAATCAATTACGAAAATATACGATTGCATCTATTCTTCCTGAGATTATTGACCCAATCAATTACTACGTCATTCCAAGAAGTTATGTTTACTTCGATGGTAATAAAACTCAAAAGACTCCTGCTGAAATTTCCTCGAATGTCCTTAAAGCAATGGACCAGTGGAATAAAGCAAATGCCCCCAATCGCTTTGATAATCGTGTTGAGTTGTCTAAGTTTGGGTCAATGATTGACAATGCGGATGATGCTATTAATGGAAGTGTAACCCAATTTACTATGGGTCAAAATATTGACCAGTTTGCGTTTGATAATGTATTTACCCAACCACTTAACTTTGGTAACCCCATTGCAAATCCAGGCAAATACACTGGTGGAGATTCGGAAGGTAATAAGTGCCTGCCTGGATTCTCAACCGTAAAAACTGGCACATTCTATGCAACTGGATACACCGATGATGTGGTGAATTTGATTAACACTGGTGATGATGATGGTGATGTAACTAATGGATTGGTTTCTACGATTGCTATTGATAATGGTGACCTTGCTCTAGTCCCCGTTTCTATCCGTGATGATGGTCTTGGTAATTTGATGCTTACGACTATTAAAGATGAGCAAGAAATTATCCTTGACCCGAATGTGGGTAATGTGGATTATGGGGCAGGTGAGGTTAATGTTGGTCCTCTGAGTATTGCATCGACCCCAGACGGCACTACTAGAGTGCCTGTAGAGGTTGTCCCAGAAGGTGGCACAATCGGTATTCCTGAGGGTGTTGACCCAACTCTCTTCAATCCAACAGTTAATGCATTTGACTTTAGAGAGGTCGATGTTTCAATCCCACCCTTCGACCCATTCAACTTTAAGGGCTTCAACTTTGGTGATACAACAGGAATAAATATCATTGATTATCCAATAGATGCTTTCGAGTATCCAGTAGACGACTCCTGCTTCTAATTAAATGTCTAGAAAGAATATCAACGTATCTGATAGAGTTGAAAACCAACTCCCTGCATTTATTCGGCAGGAGGATAGGAAGTTAGTCGAATTCCTTTTTCAATATTACAAGTCTCAAGAAAAAACAGGTCGTCCTTTTGACATCCTGAATAATCTTCTTAACTATCTTGACTTGGATAGTTACGACCCTAGAGAATTGTCTGGTAGCACTCAACTGCTCCAGAATATTGGTCTGTACGACAAAGAGATTCAAATTGAATCCATCGATGGATTCCAAGATGGTGATGGCACCATCATGGTTGACAACGAAGTCATTTACTATGAGAGTGTCCGTAGAGGACCTGATGCTATTATCACCCCTGGTGTTTCAGTTTCCCAGTTCAATAAGAAGAAGCAACAACTGGAAAACCCATTCACTTTGTTTGATGGCACTAGACAAGTATTTCCTCTAAGTTTCCTCGGGACACCTGTAACACCCCCATCGGCTGAGCATCTGATTGTTATTGCATATAACAATATGCTCATCCCTGGGACTGATTATAGTATTGAAGGATCTAATATTAGATTTACTGAAGCACCTAGAGCACGCACAGGTTCTGACGATTCTACATTTACTCAAATTACATATTTGATTGGTTATGCTGACCAGAATATTGTTACCACGGATAGTATTCCATATCAAGAATGGGAGGGGAC